GCCGCGACATTGGTGAGATCCGCCAGCGCCATGGCTCAATCGGCCTTCTGTTGGGCGGGCTCGGCTTTGGCCGGCGGCACCTTAGCAGTGACGGCCTCGGCGAGAGCGAAGCCGTGCGCGATCAGTCCGGCGCGATCGCCGTGCGTAAGATCGTCGGCCAGTTCGATGGCGCCATCGACGACGGAGACCGTGCCGCGCGAGAGGAAGGCCGCGCTGACATGCGGCGGTGCAAGGAAGCGGATCATAGCTGTCTCCGTAAAGAGAACGCGGCCCCTCTTCTTGAGCGGGGCCGCCAAGTCGGCAGGTCGCGATGCACCGAATGGGATCGCGACCGCCGCTCGGGACGAACAGATGTGTGCTTACGGCGTCGGCGCGATGTTCGTGATCACGCCGGCGGCGAACGGCGCGTAGACTGCCAGCGCTTCCTGCGCATAGACGCCATAATCCTGCTGGCGGGTCACCTTGGGCCACATCTGGGTGTAATAATCCTTGCGGGTCAGCATCTCGGCGACCAGCGGGGTCTCGTTCGAGACATACCATGCCGGCAATTTCTCAGCCCACGCCAAGATCGTGCCCGGCGCCAGATTGGGGTGGATCTTGACCGGGATCTTGGTGCCGCCGTCCGGTGTATAAGGGTTGAAGTAGAAGGCGACCGCGCCGTTCGCGGTCAGGCGATAGCCGTCTCCGCCATCCGCCTGCGCCTCATATTTCAGCAGCGGCGCGCTGGCGTTGGACAGGACCAGCTTGGTGATCGACTTGAGCTCCTGCGAGCTGACATAGATCACCGTCGGGCTGATCCGGTAATTATCCCACATGCTCTTGAGCATCGTGTCGATCTCGTTGACCGAGCCGACGCCCGACGCGGTGAGCGGCGTGCCGGTACCCGCCGTGCCCGACGGCAGGCAGGCGAAATAGCTGTTGGTGCCGGCATTCAGGAACGCCGTCGTCATCAGCCCGTCGAAGGCGAGGCCGCTATTGTTGGAGTAATCCGCCGCAATCACGGTCGCTGCCTGGCGGCTGCCCGCCAGCGGCGCGGCGAAGGTCGCCGAGTTGATCGTGGTGATCGCCTGCAGCGTCTCGCTGCCGGCCGTGCCGACATACCAGGCATAAGCGACTGCGCCGGTCACCGGCGCGACGGTCGCGAACAATGTCTGGCCGAGCGTGGCCGCCTGGGTCGCGCCCGTGGACTTGTTGGAGGCGCCGCCATTCAGGGTGAAGGTGCTGCCATCGGCCGAAGCGACGCTCTGCGTCGTCGCGACCCCTGCGCCGAGCGTGGACTGCATGTAGCCGAGCTGGGTCAGCGCGACGACGATCACCGAATAGGTCGCGGCGGGCAAGGTCGCCCCCGATCCCGAAGCCGAGAGGGTCGGCGTGCCCGGCGTGCCGAGCGCGAGCGAATTGTTGCCGGCGAGGATTCCGGCCTCCTCCTTGACCATCGTCTTCAGCATCAGCCGCAGCTGGATCATCGAATTCTCGTCCTCGAACCCCTCCGAGGCGTACATCGCCTCCTCGGTGATCGAATCCTCCTCGCCGATCGTCGCGTAGGAGAGCGTCTTGTTGACGAGGCTGTAGGTCATGCGGCCGGCGCGCTTGCCCTCGGGCACGAACGGGGTCCAGTTGTAGCCAGAACCGTTGATCGCGGTGATCGCCTTGTAGCGCAGCGCATCGCCGGGATTCTTGCGCTGATTGCGTGGGATCGCGTTGCGCAGCGGGGTGAGCGTCGGGAACAGGTTCAGCGCCGGCGCGCGCAGATCGTAATAGGTAAGCCCGGTGCCGAGCGTGACCGTCTTGGCGAGATCCTCGGACCCGTCATAGAATTGATCGCCGCTCATCGGATTGCTGAGCGTCGCCTTGAGCAGATCGAGCGTCTCGTTCGCACGGTTGAAGGTGAGGAAACCGTGGCGCCGGTCGTCGGCAGTCTGCACGCCGTTGATATCGAGCATGAGCCGATCGGCGAACACCGATCGCGGGGTAATGGCTGTCATAGGGATGATCTCCAAAGAAAAAGCCGCCTGGGTGAGGAGCGGCCTGGGATGTGTGAATCTGACATCCTCCGCGTGCCGGGGAGGAGGACCATTTCGAAGAAATGGTGGAGGGGGCGGCCGGCAAGCGCAGCGCCCAGCCGCGCTCCCCCTCCGTCTCGCTGCGCGAGCCACCTCCCCGTGCCGGGGAGGATTTTAGCGCCAGGATGCTCCCACGCTGGCGAGGATCGCGGCCTGCTTGACCGGTCCGTTGGGAAGCGCGCTGATCCGGTCGGCCAGCGTCTCGCCGCTTTCGGTAGGGGCCGCGCTTTTCTCCATCGCGATCAACTGGCCTTTGGGGGGTAAAGGCTGGCGGCGGAGTGTTTCGATCTCGGTCAGCGCTTTCGTCAGGCGGTCGTTCAAAGCCGCGACGCGAGGCGCGGAATCCTCCACCGCCTTCGCCAGACGGTCGCGATCCGCGACGATCGCGGCCAGCGCATCCTTCTCGGCCGGGGTGCAGACCGCACCGAGGCAGACGGCATGATCGTGGATCGCCTGGACGCGGTCTGCATCCGTCGGGGCGTTTTCGCCCGTCGGGGCGTCGGGTGAGGCATCGTCGGCGGGCGGCGTGTCCGTCATCTTGGCGAGCGCCTCGTCGGCATTCTCCGCAATCAGCTCGGCGCGCGCCTTGGCCACGAAATCGTTGCGCCGGCCGGCTTTGCCCGCTGCCTGCGCCAGCCTTCCGGCACGATCGAGCGTCGCGTCGTTGCCGGGCTCATAGGCCCGGGCGAGCAGGAACCGCACCGGTTGCTCAAGCCCATCGGCCTTGATCAAGGTGAAGGTCGCGGCCGGGTTGCACGGCACATCGACGATCGAAAGCTCGCGCACGTCGGCGGTGTAGCGCTTCACCGCGCCGTCCTGCCAACGCTTCGCATAGCGTCCGCCCGGGCTGAAGCCGGTATAGACGCCTTCCTCCACCTTCCGCCATTCGTCGTCATCGACGATCTTCGCAACGAAGCCGACCTTCTTCAGATCGTCGTCGAAGCTGATGTCGACCAGCTTGCCGCAGGCATTGCGGCCATGCTGTGCGCGGATATTGCCGTAGCTCTTGCCGTCCGATGCCTTGGCGATCTCGCTCGACCATGCGGCGATATGGGGCTTGCTGGAGGCATAATCGAACACTTCGCCGGCGCGATCGGGGGTTTCGTCGAAAGAGCCGTAGACGAGCCGCCGGGCGGCATCGGCTTTGGCAAGCGGAATGAAGAGGGCCAGACGGTCCATCGGCAAGCTCCTGTGCGATGATGACATGAGTTGCGGCGGCCGTGGCCGCTGCGGGGATGGGGATCGCCGCAGCGATCAGGCGTTGCGGTGCAAGTCCCGGGGCTGCTTCGCTGTGCGACGGCGCATGAGCCCGATCAGGCCGAAGCCGATGATGAAGCTGATCCAGCTCGTCGGCTCGGGCACCGGCGAGGCGGGCGGCGTCGGTGTGACGGGCAGGCTGCCCGATCCCGTCGCGGGCGGCGCGGGCGGTGGTGAAGCCGGGGGCTGCTCGAAGATCGCTGGCGGCGGCGTGGCGGCCGGGGGCGGTGTCGGCGATACGGGCGGCGCCGGATCGGGTGTTGCGGTCTGGGTCGGTCCCGGCGAGTTGTCGGGCGCGGCCACCGATGGCGTGGGCGTGCTGGCGGCGGATGTCGGGACGGCCGGAATCACGATGAACGCCCCCCACCCGCGGAGATCACCGATCGCCGAAAGCCTTGCCCAGGTCGGCGGCGCGTCCATCGCGCGCCAGACGATTGCCAGCGTGGCGCCGATCGGCTTCACCGCGTCGATCGTCGTGACCGAGATCGGCAAATTACGGGGCGCGCCCGACGCACTCGCCAGCATCCGCTGCCAGGCCTCGTCGCCCGGATCCCGCGCGATGAGCATTGGTGGATAGTCCGGCGTATCGGTGGAAATCGGCGCCGGCGGCGAAAAACCGTCCGGATGGATCGCGACTATTCCGGGCGCCGGCGCGCTATCATTGCGGGTGAACGGGCCGATGTGCAGCGTTGCGGCCGACGCCACCGCGATCAGGCTCGTCGCCAGCACGATTCCGCCCGAGAGGATGGCCGTGCGGACCATCCCGATCACTTCGATATCCGGCACCGCGATCCGTCGGGCTGATCCCGTCGAATCGAGAAAAAGGGCCGGCAGATGCTCCATCTGCTCCATCGATCGGGTCTTTCACAGAACGCGACTGCACCGCGCGGGTTATCCTTCCCGCTTGTCCCCAGGGCCGCAGCCGAGCTGATTCCCGGGACGCCTTAACGATGGGTAACAGACCTTAAAGACTCGTTAAGGATGAGTTCGAATGACGGTCGGGCAACGCCCACCAAACCCGGCTATGCTCCTGCTGCTCGCCGCCTCACGGGTGGTGTGCGATCGACGGATGAATGCCGCGGGCGTCATGATGCCCAAGGTTGTGACATTTCGGGGCCAACCGACTAAACGAAGCCGTGGCCGATGATCGCAAGCGCCTGATTGCCTATAGAGGGACGCCGATGAACGCCGATACACTTCCCAACAATGCCCCCAATCGCCGCATCGCGCTGCTGATCGACGCGGACAATGTCTCGCACGGGCATATCGCGGCGATGCTGGCTGAGCTTTCGAAATATGGCACCGCCAATATCCGCCGGGCTTATGGCGATTGGGGCAGTAGCGGCCTCAAGGGCTGGAAAGGAAAATTGCTCGATTTCGCGATCCGGCCGATCCAGCAATTCAGCTATACCGCCGGCAAGAACGCGACCGACATCGCGCTCGTCATCGATGCGATGGAATTGCTCTACACGCAGAAACTGGACGCTTTCTGTATCGCGTCGAGTGACGGCGATTTCACCCCGCTGATCATGCAGCTCAAGGCCAACGGGCAGGACGTCTACGGCTTTGGTGAGCGCAAGACGCCATCCCCGTTCGTCAACGCCTGCACGACCTTCCTTTATCTGGACAGCATCGATGACGGCGCCGCACCGGCGTCCGTCGAAGAGCAGAAGTCCAAACCCAAGGCCGAACCCAAACCCAAAACCAAGGCAGCGGCGAGCCCAGCCCCGAAATCCCTCGCCATGGATGCCAAGCTGATCGCCATCCTGCGCGGTGCGGTGGAGGCCGTGGCCTATGACGACGGCTGGGCATCGATGGCGGCGGCCGGCAGTGCGGCCAAGCGGCAGGCGCCGATCGATCCGCGCAATTACGGAGCGAAGAATTTCCCACGGTTGTTCGAGGCGACGGGCGCATTTGAAATCTTCAAGGCGGAGAGCGGCCAGAGCTATGTTGCCGACAGGAGCAACAAGGACCGGTCCAAGGAGCCTCTGCTCTAGGCGATGCCGATCGATGAGGCTCCGTCTCCATTGGGGCTTGCGGTTCCTCCCACCGGCACGGCCCCGGTCCCGGTATAGATCATCGGCCGCGCACCTATGCCGTCCGGCAGCGGATCATCCCCGTTCCGATCGCGCACTTCGTCCAGACTGAGCGATCCGTTGCGCAGCCGCCGGTCCTCGATCTGAGACTTCACATCCGGATCGAATTCGCGATCCTCGATCCAGGTGAATTCCAGATCGGGGCGGGCGAAATCCTCCGCCAGGATGCGGTTCATCAGGCGGCGGACGAACGCCATCAGATTGGCGAGCCCCGCCGCCTCGGCCGCGGCATGATCGCTTTGCGCCGATCCCTGGCCCAGCCCTTGCTGCTTGAGGAACGGCGTGGGCGAGGTCGAGAATGTGAAGCAGATCAGGCGGATCAGCCATTCGTCGAACATGTCCTGCAGCGGCGGCTGGCCGATCGGATTCCATTTGAAGCCCGCCGGCAGGAATTGCGCGATCCGCCGGTTCTCGACCCCGGCCGAGGTGAGGTTGTTCCAGCGCGTCTCGACCTGCGCCACCTGATCGGGCTGCACGCCCTCCGGCGCCTCGAAGAAGCCGTCGCTCAAATTGCCGTCGCGGAAATAGGCCTTCTGGCTCTTCATCCGATCGATCGAGGTCTCGGCGATGTTCACGATCATCTCGACCCGGCTGAAGCCATAGGCATGGTCCGCGCGCGGATTCTGCGGATAATAAAGCAGTTCGTCGGCGGTGTAGTCGACCGCCGGCACCCCCTTCAGGATCTGCTGATAGCCGGGCAAGGGCGGGGCAGGGCGGCGGCCGCTCGGATCGAGCAGCACCTTGATCGTGGCGCCATCGAGCAGTTCGAACGCATAAGGCTGCCCGGCCCCATCGCGGCGGCGATAGATCGAGGTCGCGTCCAGCACGAACAATTGCTCGAGCAGCATGCGCGACCATTGCGCCCAATCATGGACGCGGTCGGGATATTCGAGCTGCGCCTGGATCGCGGCCACCGCCGGATCGGTCGCACCGCGCAGATGGCCCGCTTTCTCACGCGGCTTGATCGCCCATTCGAGCGTTTCGAATTTGTCCT